GACTGGGAAGGTGTAAAAACCGCTATTTCAAATATCATAAACGCCATTAAGCAGCATATCAGCACAGTTTGGAATGCCATAAAATCAGTTATTTCAAGCGTGATGAATGCTATTAAATCAGTGGTGTCAAGTGTATGGAATGGCATTAAATCTGTTATCACAAGCGCAGTGAACACCGTTAAATCCGTGGTCACTTCGGTGTGGAACGGCATTAGATCCGCCACATCAAATGTGTTTAACGGCATTAAAACCACCGCTTCTAAGGCATGGGAAGATGTCAAAAACGCAATCACAAAGCCTATTGAAAAGGCAAGGGATAAGGTCAAGGGCATAGTAGATAAAATCAAAGGCTTCTTCACAGGTATGAAGCTGGAATTCCCGAAAATAAAAGTGCCGCATTTCTCCATCAAGCCTTCGGGCTGGAAGGTTGGTGACTTGCTTGACGGCAAAATTCCGAAGCTGGGCATAGAGTGGTATGCCAAGGCTATGAGAAAGCCTATGGTAATGAAACAGCCCACGATTTTCGGTTATAATTCGGCAACAGGCAAGCTGCAGGGCGGCGGAGATGCTGGAAGCGAGGTTGTTTCCGGCACTAACACCTTAATGGGAATGATACAGTCCGCTGTTGCTAATGAAAACGGCGTTCTTGTTTACTATTTCAATAGAATTATTGAAATCCTCGCCACGTACTTCCCGCAGGTACTTGAAGCGGCTGGTCACGATATAGTGGCAGAGGACGGCACAATTCTTGCTTACTATGCGCCCAAGTTCGATAAGGAGCTTGGAAAAATAAAAGAGAGAAAGGACAGGGGACGATAAATGATAGAAACAGGTGTTTATTTCGATAACATTCATTCTTTCCACGATTTGAACCTGATCCTTTCAAGCGTGGACATTTCCCCGGCAAAGCCGAAAACAACTTACATCGACATTCCGGGCGGTGACGGTTCGCTTGATTTCACCGAAGCGCACGGCGAGGTTAAATTTAAAGACCGTGAATGCAGCTTTGTTTTCACGGTCAACCCTGCGGAAATAATGACCTTTGAGGAAAAGAAAACGCAGGTGTCCAATATCCTGAACGGCACAAGGCGAAAAATCACGCTGGACAAGGATGCGGACTATTACTACGATGCCAGAATTACCATTGACGATTATCTGCAAGACCGCAACCTGAAGCAGATTACTATCACGGCAACTGCTAAGCCTTATAAGCTGAAGCAGAATGAAACCGTTGTGGAAGTCGGTCTGACATCGGAAGAACAAGAAGTGATTTTGACGAATGGCAGGAAATCTGCCATTCCGATTATCACCGCCACCGAGGATAACGCCACCATTGAATTTGATGGCATGACAATCCCAATGAGCGCAGGAACGCACAAATTTTTAAATGTGTGCCTTAAAGAAGGCAACAATCCTGTCACGGTGTCGGGAAGCGGCACGATAACATTTACGTATCAGGAAGGGGAGTTGTAAATGTACACTGTAAAATGTGACGGCAATCCTCTCCTTGATACAAGGGACGAAGAGCTTATTCTTGTAAAACCAAGAGTAAAGGTCGAGGTCAACACGGTGGGTGAAGGTAGTTTCACTATTTACAATAACCACCCTTATTACGGCGGACTTCAGAAGATGAAGTCCGTCTTTGAGGTGGCTGACGAAAACGGCGTTCTTTTCCGGGGACGAATGACCGATGATACAAGGGACTTTGACAACGGCAAGACTGTCGACCTTGAAGGGCTGATGGCTTATTTCAATGACTCCATCGTCAGACCTTTTGCTTTCCCGGACGATTTCCTCAACGATGCCGATTATAAAGCGGCGGCGGCTTCCGAGGATAAAACGGCGGTGATTGCTTTTTTCCTCGGCTGGCTTATAGAACAGCACAACGCACAGGTCGAGGAATTTCAGCGCTTGAGACTGGGAACGGTAACTGTCGAAGACCCGAACAATACAATCACAAGGTCGGAGTCGAGCTACAAAAAGACGTGGGAAATCCTGAGAACGAAGCTGTTTGAATCTTCTCTGGGTGGCTATCTCTGTATCAGGTATGAATACGAGTATGACGAGGACGGCAACGCTGTCCCGGTCAACTATGTTGATTATCTGGCAAAGTTCACCGAGACCAATTCACAAGATATCGTTTTCGGGGAAAATTTGCTTGATTTAACGCACGAATCGGATGCAAGTGGTATTTATACCGCCATCATTCCTTTCGGCGCTGAAATCGAAGAAAAAGCGGCTGAGGATAGCGAAGAAACAATCAAAACCACGGTGACCATTAAAGACCTGCCCAATGGTGATATCACAGATGATATTGTCAAGGATGGGGACACGCTTTATTCTAAAAGCGGTGTGGCGCTATATGGCAAGATATATGCGCCCGTTGATGAATCCACGTGGAAAGATGTCACTATTGCGGACAACCTGCTTACCAAGGGCGCAAATCTACTTACGGAAAAGGGAATCAAGCTGACGGACACGGTAGAGATTACCGCTGCCGACCTGCATTTCACGGACGAGGAAATTCGTTCTTTCCGTATTTACCGGAACATTCGTGTTTTCTCAAATCCCCACGAGATTTCCGATACTTACGAATTGACGAAGCTGGACATTCCGCTTCTAACCCCGCAGGACACGAAAATCACGGTGGGCGTGACGAAGCTGACTTTGACGGATCTGAACGGAAAGCAACAGTCCACGGCTATTGAGCGCATCGAAGCAGCCGAGAAGGATATAGCGCAGAACCGCACCGAGGTAACGGAAGCGAAGCAACAAATCAGCACATTCAACACTTCGATTATGAATGACTGCCGAAATATTATCTTCACGGCGCTTGAAGATTATGTTGAAACATCCGACTTTGAAAAATTCCAACATACCTGTGAGAGCGCATTTAATCAGACCGCAAAGGACATTAATATAGGCTTTCAGGAAATAAAAGACAACGGTGTGGATAAGGTCATAACGGCAACTGGCTTTACATTTGACGGCGAGGGCTTAACCGTCAGCAAAAACAACAGCGAAATGTCCACGCAGATAAGCGAGGACGGTATGACGGTGTTCAAGAATGCGGAAGAGGTGCTGATCGCCGACAATCAAGGTGTAAAAGCCTTAAATCTTCACGCTACCACTTATTTAATAGTGGGTAATAATAGCCGATTTGAAGATTACGGAAACCGCACCGGGTGCTTTTGGATAGGAGGTTAAAATGGCTTCAGGTGGAGAAAGAATTTATTATGTAACAGGTGATATCTATTTACAATTCAGCTGGGTTACATATAGTCAATCAATGCTATTAAATCAAACCACTATTGCTTGGCGGCTTGATTTAGTAAGTAGTGGGGTGGGTTCTCTTGGCACTATTGAAGACACATCTTCTAAGAATTATACGATAACTGTAAATGGTGTTACTTATAGCGGCACTAACACAGTTAATATTGGGACAAAAGAGCGCAAAGTTCTCGCTACCAATCTCACAACAATTAATCAGCCCGCAGGTGACACAACAACCTTTAATTTTTCTGTTTCTCAACACTTCGGTTATATTGATACTGGTGGCAGTTATCACGGAACGATCAGCTTTGATGGCACTGGGGAATTAGATAAAATTGAGAAGTATGCTTATATTACAAGTGTTAGCAGCTTCACAGACGAGGGGACACCGAGCTTTAAATATTTAAACCCGCTCGGTGATGATGCTACTTCTTTACAAATATGCTTATCGTTTGATGGTTCAAATGATGATATAGCATATCGGGATGTTAGCAAAACCGGATCGACCTATTCATTTTCTTTGACGGAAGCCGAAAGAAACGTCCTGCAAAATGCTTGTGTTACAAGCACCACGAAAGAGATATTTTATTATCTGAAAACGGAAGTTGACGGTAAAATATATTATTCAAACAAGGTTTCGTCCTATGAGATTATAAATGCCAATCCAACGTTGTCACCCACGGTGTATGACATCAATACTACCTCCACAGCCTTGACAGGCAACAACCAAGTGGTTATTAAAGGTGTTAATAATATGCAAGTGAGCGCTGTGGCGGCAGGATTAAAGGGCGCAACCATAGAAAGCTATTCAATCACCTGCGGCGGCAAGGCTCTGTATGACGATTCAGGCTACCTTCCCAATGTGGAGAGTGGCGAATTTGTGTTTAGCGTTAGCGACAGCCGAGGGCTTATGGTAACAAAGACCGTTTCACTTGATTTAATAGAGTATGTAAAACTAACAAACAACCTTAAAATCGACACGGTTAATGTAGATGGATATATTACATTTACCACAAGCGGAAAGGGTTTCTTTGACACCTTTGGTTCGGTGGATAACAGCAGCGAATTTATCCTTCAGTATAGATACAAAGCGAATGATGGAAGTTTCGGCAGCTGGGTGACTATCAGTGATTATACGGCGTCCGGAAACGACTATTCCGCAACGGCAACTTTAAGCGGGTTAGACTACTTAAAAAAATACACCATTCAAACGAGGGCAAAGGACGCAATCTATTCAACGGATCAGCTTGCACAAACGGCAGAATATGTTGTGAGCTTCACGCCTGTATTTGATTGGAGCAAAGAAGATTTTAATATAAATGTGCCATTAAGACCAACCAGCGGTTTTTTGTTCCCCGACCTTCCGCAAAATACGGATTTAAACACCATCACAACGGCTGGTTTTTACAACGGATATGACGCTGCACTTTACACAAACCTTCCTGCGAAGGTTACAAGCGGCGTTTTCAGCCTTGAAGTATTAACCGCAGGTGTGGGCGGAAGTTATGTATTGCAGAGGGTTACGGCATACATCAACAACAAGCTGATAAAGTATGAACGGCGCTTCAATTATATTCAGGGCGGTGGTTCATGGACGGAGTGGGACTGCGTGACATATCCTGTCGGCTTCCTTTACGTTTCCAACGTTTCAACAAGCCCTGCGACATTATACGGCGGCACTTGGACACAGATATCCGGGCAGTTCTTACTTGGTGCAAATAGCACATATCCCGCAAAATCAACAGGCGGTGAAGCTTCCCATACTTTGACTATTGATGAGATGCCAAACCATAATCACACATATTCATCCATAGGTTCTTACGGTGATGGTTATGGATTAGTTGATAGCGGATCGGCGAATTCAAGCGGAATACCACTTACTGGTTCAACTGGCGGCGGTCAAGCTCACAATAATATGCCGCCTTACTATGCAGCTTATATGTGGTTCAGAACGGCATAAATAAAGAAGGGAATAAATACTAATGACGGCAAACATAATCATTGCGCTGTTGTCCTTGTTAGGGTCGCTGGTGGGTACATTCGGCGGTATTCTCACGGGGACAAAACTAACAAACTATCGAATAGAGCAGCTTGAAAAAAAAGTCGAGAAACACAATCAAGTGATTGAGCGTGTATATACTCTTGAAAAACACGAAGCTGTGATTGACGAGGAAATAAAGGTCGCAAACCACAGGATTGATGACCTTGAAGAATATCATAGATAAAAGAAAGGCGGTTTTTATTATGAAAATCAACTGGCTTGTAAGAATTAAAAACAAAAACTTCTGGATTACGGTCATTCCGGCGTTCCTTCTGCTTGTGCAGGTGGTGGCGGCGGTGTTCGGATTCCACCTTGACCTCGGTGAACTTGGCAACAAGCTCCTCGCCGTTGTCAATGCGGCTTTCGGAGTGCTTGCCATGCTTGGCATTGTTACAGACCCGACCACGAAGGGCATATCTGATAGTGAACAGGCTATGACCTATGAGAAGCCGAAGGACGATACAGAGAAGCCGCAGCAATTACTTTAATAATAGAATAAAGGTTTGAAAGGCAGTCTTTTTTCAGGACTGCCTTTTTTGTTTTACCAGACAACTATGGAAAGGACAGATGAAAAATGACAATATATGCTTACTCAAAGGCTAAAAACGGAAAGACCAACATTGCGCCGAATTTCAAGGTTCGTGAATTTGCGTGTTCTGACGGATCTGATCCGGTGTTCATTGATTCGGAGCTTGTGAACATTTTGCAGAAAATCAGAACGCACTTCGGGAAGCCTGTGACCATTACTTCAGCATATCGTACACCGGGGAAGAACAAGGCTGTCGGCGGCACTACCTACAGCCAGCACCTTTATGGGTGTGCTGCTGATATCAAGGTCAAGGGCGCAACACCAAAGCAGGTGGCGGATTATGCGGAGAAACTCCTGCATAATCGTGGGGGCATCGGGATTTATAGCTCGTTCACGCATATTGATACAAGGGCAACAAAGGCACGGTGGAAAGGGTAAGTCCACGGCGTTAAATTCTGCGCACAGGCAAACGAGCGAGGGCGGTTATATGTACTTGATAGGGTAAAAAGAGAAAACGCCACACAGGGCGAAATTTACGGCACAGAAAAAGGCGGCTTATGCCGCCCCTTTTTTATTTGTTATTCTATCCTTGCACCGCAACCGGGGCAGTGTTTTATATCCGCTGATGTCAGGTCGATATACTCGGCATCTTTCCAGTTGATTTCAAAACCGCAAGCTGAACACTTGTCGGTGTAATAGTGTTCGGTGGCTTCCCACTGGGCGTGGACTTCCGGGTGCTCCAGCTTGTACTTCATCAATTCGAGAAGGTATGTGGGGCATTGGTTAACCCCGGCATCCCAGTTCTCAATCGTGCGCTTCGGTATTCCGAAGTATTCAGCAAAGCGCTGTTGTGTCATTCCTGATTGCTTTCTAAGCTCTTTGAAAGTCATAATTCGCTCTCCTTTACTCTAAATAGAACTTGTCAAGAATATCGTATCTTGACATTTCTTTGACTTCTTCCCAGTGTTCAGCCATATAGTCGGTTAAAGCTCCTAAAGGGGTGTCGTTGCTGTCCTTCAAATAACACTCGCTTACACAAGAAACAAAGTTTTTAACGCCATTTATGCCGTATTTCTTGTCAATATCGTGGTAAAAAGCCAGATCAAGAATATATGCTTGATAACCGTGTTCGTATATATAGGTGTTGTTTTCGTGTTCTATGGTGATTTTCATTGTTCGTTTTCGTTTCCTTTCTTTTAATTGTCGAGGGCGGTTTCCCGCCCCGGCTCTGCGTTGTTATTTGCTGTACTCCTCGCACCACTCGGTCATTTCCTCTATGGTCTCGGTTTCGTTCTCGGTGAGGTTCATATTTCCTATGTCCTCGTGGTGTGTGCTGAGCCAGCAAACGAGTGTCGGATATACCCGGAAGTGCTGTCTGCACTCTTTTTCCTCTAACTCATAAATACTATAAAGTCCGACCTTTTTAATAAACTTTGCCATTTTTCTTTTCTCTCTTTCATTTTTAATCTTGACATTTTTGCCTTACTATGATATAATGTGGGCGAGCCGATGTAAGGCTATCGGCTTGCCCTTTGGGTTTGGGTAGCGGGTTCCGTGGTAGGGTGTCCGCTGCCCTTTTATTTCGTCATCGAATCACGGACGATTTGTGCTGCTTCTTGCGGTGTTTTTGCTTTGCTTTCGATGAGTTTCGCAAGGTTCTCAAGCATCGCATTGAACTGCTGATTTGTCATTTCCTCATTCATTTCCTCGCTTCCTTTCTTTCGTAGGGGGCTATTTGTTTTTTGCCTGCCACCCTTTACCTTACATACATATTATACCACTTATTCGGTGGCAGAAGGTGGACGTTCAGCATCTGTTTTGTAAATGAATTGTAAATACGAAAAAACACCACCGAATTTCTCGGTGGTGCTGAGGTATAATGCTATTGGTTCAGCTTCTCCATCATCTGATCCTTTGTCAAAATGCCCTTGACGTAAAGCTCCAAAATTGTCTCAACGTACACCGCCTTGCGCTCACGGTATTCTTCCTCGGTAATCTCTCCGGCAAGTAATAATTGTTCCAGCATTCCCAGTGTATTCATAGGGTTTCACTCCTTGTATTGTTTAGTTCCATCATTGTTGAGCGTACGAATATGCTCATTAGTGATGGAAGTAAAGGGCATAGGTGTAAAACCTACACCCTCAGCTTCACATCGAGTTCTATCGGCGGGTTCGACCAGTTGCCGCCAGTGTTAAGTGGTGACTTGTAGCGGGTTTGCTTCAATTCCTTATCATAGTAGCGTGTTTGCTGGCTTTTGAGCCTTTGTGGTTTTTCCCGGCTATAAACAATGCGGTCTATGCACTCCTTCAGAAGCCTGTTTTTATCCTCGGCGCTTGCTTCGGGATTTTGCAGGGTGGAAAGGGCAGTCTTGAAAGTAGTTATTTTCTCGGCATAGTTTACAGGCTCCGGCATAGAGTCATAAGCCTTACAAAGCGCCTGTTGCACTTCCTCTTTCTCCTTCAGCAGTTTTTCGTTTAGCTGCTTGAAGATTTCTGCTGGCATTCTTTGCGCCGGATCGGGATGTGATTGTTGCTCCCATTGGGACAGTTCTTTTGCTTGCAGTTCCTGCATTTTCTTTTCAAGGTTTTTTATCAGACGAGCGTGAAGCTTTATGGAGTCACCCTCGTCGTTTTTTATGCGAATTTCAAAATCCTCGATGCATTGTTCAAGGATAGCAACCACCCTGTCCATCATCTCTTCGTATAGGCAAGAGCCTGATTTGCAGTGGGTCTGACCGTCACATAAAAGGCGAGGTGCGCTTTTTTCGCTTCCGTCTTTATTCTTATATGTCCGCAGTGACATTGCTCGTCCACATTGGCAGAATAGCAAACCTGCGAGTGGGTTTCTAATCTTCGTTTTTGCCTTGGCTCTGTGGTTACGTCCCTGCTTGGCTCGTGCCGCATAAAACAGCTCTTCCGGAATGATAGCTTCGTGCTTGCCATCAAATAGCAGGTATTCATCAACCTTTGATTTCGGGCGGGTTTTTAAAATCTCGCCTTCTTCAACAACGGTGACGGTTTTGCGCCAGTTCCATTTTACCTTTCCGATGTAATGCACGTTTTCGAGCATATCCTTTAGTGCTGGCGGTGACCAATGCTTACCTTTCGGTGGCTTTATTCCCAAGCCGTCAAGGTAGTTACAGATGCTCGTTCTGCCCATATCCTTGTTGACGTACATATCAAATATCATTCTCACCACTTCGGCTTCAGCGGGCTTTATTTTTAGCGTGGGGCACTTTTTCTTGCCTTCTGCTATAAAGGTTTTCTCATATCCGTATGGGGCAACAGAGCCGATAAAATTGCCCTCACGTACCGAAGCAAGCCTTCCCCGGAGCATAATCTTTTTAGTGTACTCTAAAAACTCGTTACCACGCTTCAGCTCTCGTTCAAATCCGTCCCGGTCATATTCTTCCCGCAGGTCATAAGTTTTCTGCGGTGTAATGACATAGGTGTTAGTGAACCGCAGGAGCTTCATTATCCGCCCGGCATCTTCCAAATCACCACGGCTTAACCGCTGAACCTCTACGATCAGAATGGCTTTGTACCGTGGGCTTTCCATCAGCTTCAGCACCTTCTGAATTTCAGGTCGGTTTTCAATGGTCTCGCCTGATACAATCTCCCGGTATTTATTCTCCTCGGGCACTTTTGCGCCGAGATACTTTTCAGCCCATTCGTCAAGTATGGTTTCGTGCCTTTCGAGGACTTCATCTACGGAAAGCAGCGGATCGTCCGACCGAGATTTCCGCAGGTAGACGAGAACTTCTTCAGGCTTGAAAAGCTCTCCGTAATTATAATATTGATACACTGTACCAACCCCCTTATATTATGTTTTTTCTTGGTGCGTTCAGGATTTTAGCATCACCCCCTTAAATCTGACAAGTTTCGAACAAGTATACTGATAAAATACTTATGATGGAAACATTTTCAGCTTGTTTGCAAAATTGTCAGATAGTACAATAAATTTGAACAATACACACGAACGTTTGTTCTGCCCCGGATGAAAGGAGAACCACCCTCATGAAAGAAGAATACATCAAAGAAATCACCAAGTTACTACAAAACTGCAATGACCCTTCCTTGCTTGACCTTATTTTTCAGTTGTTGAAAAAGCGCTCAGCACAGCTTTAACCGCTTTTCGCTGTTCAAAGCCCAACCCTGAAAGTGTTTCCATCATTTCAAAAAGCTCCGCATCTTCATTCATCTTCAAAATGATGTCCGAAAGGACGTCATTTTTCTTTTGTACATTTTCCCAGCCCATCAAATACTGTGGCGTTGTTTGTAAGGCGGCTGCGATCGGTTCTAATATATCAAGTGGCAGGTTTTCAATATCACCCTTCTCATACCTGTATATTGTCGATCTGTCTTTCCCAAGCCGCCGACCAAGTTCCTCTGCGCTCATTTTGAGAGCCTTGCGTCTTTGCTTCATTCTATCTCCAATATTCATGCAATCACCACCTTTCACAGGTATTATACACTTTAAAATCGCACATTTGCAACAATAATGGGTTAACAAATGGTAAATAAATCGCATTTTGTGCAATTTGTATATTGACTTCTGCGATATTCGGAGTTATAATTTAGACAGTCGCACGGTATGCGACCATTTCCACTCAAATTTGTAAGAAAGGGGAAGGTATATGAACGTCAGCAAACTTAAAGGCAAGATTGTCGAAAGGCAGATGAATGTTGAAAAACTTGCTGAAAGCATCGGGATTGATCGCTCGTCTATGTATAGGAAGCTCAATAATTTTGAGAAGATAACCATCGGCGAAGCGGCTCGAATCAAAGTTGCGCTTGGAATGACGGACGTTGAAGCGTTCGATATTTTTTTGCGCTAAAAGTCGCACCATATGCGATTTTAACATCAGGACAACCTGTACCAACATATCTTGAAAGAAAGGAGAGAAAGGATTTGATGCAATGAAGCAAACGGTAACCTACAAGGAAGTGCGGGTGATAGAACTTCCGAACACAATTATCAGAGTACATAGCCCCGATTTAACACCCGAAGAACGGGAACGGCAAATGCACAGAATACATAACGCAGCATCGAGATTAATGAAAGGAGTATTAAAGTGATGAAGGTAAGTATAAAAAGGTTCAACGGCAGGTGGATCGTAAACAACGGCGAAAGAGCCATTGCTTTTGAAAACGGAAACGATGCCCTTTACTACGTAACGATGTGCCACAAGCTCAATCTTTGCAAAAAGGCGGTGATGTAAATGTTTTATACAGATGACCCGGTTGCCGATTATTACCGCTATGAAGCGGAACGGCAAGCAGAACTAGACAAGCTACCACGGTGTTGTGAATGTGAAGAACCTATTCAAAGCGCCGCTTGCTACGAAATAAACGGTGAGCTTCTATGCCCACAGTGCCTTGTAGATAACCACAGAAGGAGAACGAGGGATTATGTCGATTAAAACCATTAAAAAGCCGGATTGGATAGTTGTTGGTTTCTCCGGCGGTAAAGACAGTTCAGCGGTGGTGTTGAGAAAGATTGAGCTGGGCGAACACATCGATGAAGTTATCTGTTGCGATACATACAAGGAGTTCCCGGCAATGTACAGGCACATAGCGAAGGTGAAAAAGATAGTTGAAGATGCTGGCATCAAGTTCACCGAAATACGATCTGAACGAACGTTTGATTACTTGATGTTTGACCACCGTGTAAACCACCGGAACAAGGAGCTTCAAGGCAATCTTGGTTATTCGTGGGCGGGAGCGCTTTCAAGGTGGTGTACAAGCAAGTTGAAGATTGACGTTATCGACAGATACGTTTCGGAACTGCGAAGCAATTACAACTTAATTCGAATCATCGGCATTGCGGCTGATGAAGGATACCGACTTGAGAGGGAAACCAATCAGCAAGAGAACCAACGCTTCCCGCTTGTTGAATGGGGATGGACAGAAGAAGATGCCCTTCAGTATTGTTATTCAAAAGGCTTTGATTGGGAGGGGTTATATGAGATATTCCGCAAGGACGAAGGAAGATGCCCAAGAGTGTCATGCTGGTGTTGCCCATTGCAATCACTTGACGCCCTGCGAATTTTACGAAAGAACTTCCCCGACTTATGGCAAGAACTCAATGATATGGACAACCGCACTTGGCGGAATTTCAAAGATGGGTGGTCTGTTGAAAACCTTGAAAAACGCTTCGCCTTTGAAGAAGAGAGAACCGCAGCGGGGCTTTCGATAACAAACCGTGATTTTTTCACCGAACTGAAGAAAAGGCTGGGGAAGTAGCATGAAAATCTACATTGCCGGAGCAATAACGGACAACCCAAATTATACAAGGCAGTTTGCCGAAGCAGAAAAGCGGCTAATTGCCGAGGGACACGCAGTAATAAACCCTGTCAAAAATATCGGCTTTACCTATAAAGAATATATTGATATGGGGCTGTGTGAACTTATGCGCTGCGATGCCATTTACCTGCTTAAAGGCTGGGAAAAATCCAACGGCGCAAACCTTGAATTTCTTTATGCCGTCACTGCGGGAATGGCGGTATTGAAAGAATAAAAAACTGAAAATTGAAAAAGGAGAAAAACGTAAAAATGAAAGTTTTAGTTGCCTGCGAAGAAAGTCAAGCGGTTTGTAAGGCTTTCAGAGCGAAAGGACACGAAGCGTATTCATGCGACATCGTTGAGTGCTCGGGCGGTCATCCCGAATGGCACATCCAAGGGGATGTGTTGAAGGTTTTAAACCCTATGATGTGGACTTTTCCCATGCGTCAATATAAAGGGTTTCACTTTAAGACAATGGACGGAACAGAACATTTTATTGAGGGCAAGTGGGATTTGATAATTGCACACCCGCCTTGTTACAGGCTTTGTACAACATCACAAAGGTGGCTTTATTTCGGTGATAAAGAATATCGGTCACAAAAAATCCGTGAGCAACAGAAAGCAATAGTATTTTTTATGCTGATTGCGTGCGCAGATTGTGAAAAGATAGCAATCGAAAACCCGCAAGGAATTATGTCGAGTGCATTCCGGAAGCCCGACTGCACATATAACCCTTATGACTTTGAGGGTGAAACCGAAATAAAAAAGACGTGTCTTTGGCTGAAAGGTCTCCCTCCGTTGCGCCCAACAAGGCTCAATCCGTTACCGACAGAAGAAAGAACTCAGGGAATTTTTAAATCGCATTTCGAAGGGAAGGTATATGCGTGGGGATCTAAAGAATGCACTCGTTTGAGAAGTGTAACGCCAACAGGCGTGGCTCTTGCAATGGCAGAACAATGGGGGTGAACACTATAAAAGTTTTAGAGTTGTTTTGCGGCACAAAGTGCGTGAGCAACGCATTTAAGGAGCGAGGGCATCAGGTATATACAGTTGACTGGGACAAAGGCTTCTCGCCAGATCTGACCTCGGATATAGAAAAGCTGACCGCTAAAGAAATAATAGCCCTTTGCGGCGGCGTTCCCGATGTAATATGGGCAAGCCCTGATTGTGCAACATATAGCCTTGCTGGTATCTTCCACCACCGGACTAAGAATTATGACACAGGCGAATGCGAACCTCGCAGCGAATATGCTTACA